TTTCTACAGCGTACTTCGATAGGAAGGTGGGTGTGCTTTGATGAGATGGTACTGACAGACTCTGGTGCTATTGACTTTGCGCCAACACTCAAGCGTTATATAGAAGATACTTACCCTGATCACGAGTTTAAAGGCTGGGGTGATCCGTCTGGTGACAACAAAAACCAAGCAAACAGTGATACGCCGTTCCAAATTATGCGCGCTGCTGGTATTCCATGTTATCCAACCGAGTCTAATGACCCGTTAAAGCGTAGAGCTGCCCTGGAAGTACCTATGAAAGAGATGTGTATGGATGGTAAGCCTCGCTTTGTTGTCCTACCGAAAGCTTCTATGATCCGTAAAGGTCTTCAGGGTGGATTCTGTTACCGTAGAGTCCAGACATCAGGCGAAAGATACGCCGATCAACCCGATAAGAACGAGTATTCTCACCCAGTGGAAGCCTTAGAGTATGGGCTACAGGGTGAAGGTGAGGGTCGGCAAGCACTACGGCGAGCTGGTGGTTTTAATAAGCCTCATGTAGCTAAGGTTGGCTTTAGTGTTTTTTGATATTTATGTTGTGTTTACCAATGATGATGGGAACTGGTGGTCAAGATTATTACACCACAGGATTAAGCACTGCTATGTAATTGTGCCTAGCATGAACTGCTCTATTGTCCACTCAAAAACTACAGGAATATTTGACCTGTATAATGAATCTGATATAAATGGTATAATCGACTCTAATTCTATAGTCATGGGTTATAAGCAAAAGTCTAGCTCAAGATCTTTGTTTATGCTGAACACTTGCGTAGGACATACAAAGCAATTACTGGGTATTGGCAATCCATTTATATGGACTCCGTATCAACTTTATAAATACTTGAGGAAGCATCATGGGAAGCAGACCAAAAGCGCCTAAGCCGAGTGCCGCTGATACGGCAATGATTATGCGGCAAAGCATGGAACTAGATAAAACAATAGCTACTAACGAAAAAAGACTAAAGGCTATTAGTCGAGGCAAGTTAGGGTCAAAATCTCTGCTTGGGACTGCGGCAGATGCAGCAAGAAAAGAAGTTGGAGATGGCTCTTATAGTGCAAATGCTACGATGCTTCCAATGTCTTCAGGTAAAGGGATGATTGGTAGAATACAAAACAAGGTGACAAAGAAATCAAATGAAAGCATTAGCTATTCAGGAGAAAAATAGTGGAATTACCTAAAGAACTTGGATCGCTTAGAGACTTGAAGAAGCGAGAAGCCAGCGCATTCACCAGGAATGGTATGTGGACTAGCGTACTTGATGATTGCTATGAGTATTTTCTGCCTAACCGAAATCTTTTTGATGACATCATGCCTGGTCAAAGCAAGATGGATCGCATATTTGACTCAACTGCTTTAGAAGCTATCCAGCAGGGTGCAAGTAAGCTTCAAGAAAACATTGCCCCCATCTGGTCTAGGTGGGCTACATTTGCCCCATCTGAAAGAATTGTAAAAGAGCTTGAAAGCGGTCAATTTGACGTTACGGAAAATGACATTAGAACCAACTTAGAGGATCAAGCAGAGGTAATTTTTGATTATATTAACCGATCAAACTTTGCCACTCAGTTTTACGAGCATGCTTTAGATCTTCTTGTTGGGACAGGTACACTACGCATTGATGAAGATGACAATGACGATATGCCTATTATTTTTAGTGCTATTCCGCAGAAAGGAATTGCATTTGAAGAAGGCCCACACGGAAATGTGGAAACACACTGGCGTAGATTTACAGTAAAAGCGCGTAACCTTGAGCGTAAGTGGCGCGGCTTTAAGCCATCTGATGCCATGAAAAAAACCATTGAACAGAAACCTGACGCTGACGTTGAGCTTTGCGAAGGTGTAGTCTATATGCCTAAAGCTAAAACTTATTACGGCTGTGTATGGGTTAAAGGTGAAGACCAAATTAGCTGGATGCAGGACTTTGGAAACTCTAGCCCGTGGGTAACTGGCAGATACTCTAAAGTGTCTGGCGAGATTCGCGGACGAGGCCCAGCATTGCAGGCACTGCCTGACGTAAAAAGTCTAAACAAAGCTAAAGAGTTTGTTTTGCAGAAAGCGGCTATTGATTTGGCTGGCATGTATACAGCTACTGATGACGGCGTAACCAATCCTTACAACTTAGTTATTAGCCCAGGCATTGTTATTCCTGTAGGATCTAACAACTCAAGCAACCCATCTATTCAGAGACTAGATACTGGCTCTAACTTGCAATTGGCTCAATTCCAAATCAATGACATGCAGATGGCTATTAAACGTGCGCTGTTTAACGATTTGCGTGACCCTTCTGGCGCTGTTCGCTCTGCTACAGAGGTTGCTATTGAGTCTCGTGAGCTTGCAAAACGCATTGGTTCTGCTTTTGGTCGCTTGCAAACAGAGGTTTTGGTTCCAATTATTAAACGAGTAGCTGCAATCTTGACGCGCCGTGGTATTATTTCTCCCCTTCAACTTGATGGCAGAGACATTGACATTAAATTTATGTCGCCTTTAGCCAGAGCGCAAGACGGCGAAGACATACTTAGTGTTCAACAGGCTGTGTCTTTTGTAATGCAAACTGCTGGGCCAGATGCTGCTAAGGCTGCCTTTAAGATTGAAGACTTTGGTACATGGGTTGCCGGTAAAACAGGTATGCCAGGAGAGCTAGTTCGCAGTCAAAGTGAAAAAGCTCAGATTATTCAGGCTGGTGCTCAAGCTGCTCAACAGGGAATGGACGTTGCAGGTCAACCACCACAACAAGGTCAAACTGCTCTATGAGTTGGGATACAATTAATAAAGGCGACTTTAACGCCACTAAAGCAAAGCAAGCCAATGACGCAGCTAGAGTAAAAACTGCTGAGTTGGCTAAAGCTTACAACAGGTGTTTTGGCACCGATGACGGTAAGCGTGTGTTAGCTGATTTAACACAAAGATTTATTTTCCAAAACAATACATCCTTTGGTTCTGAGAACCCTAACTACGAAGCCGCATACCATAATGGTGAAAGCGGGTTAGTTCAATTTTTAATCAATCAAGTACAGCAAGCAGAAGTACTATAGTTACCGTGGAGGTAATATGTTAGATAATACAGATCAGGCCGCAGAACAAACAACTGGCGATACCCTATTAGATTCAGCAGCTCCTACCCTTAGTGATGGAGAGTATTTTCTTACAGACGGTATTAAAGGGACTGGTGACAGCCCTGAATGGTACAAGTCAGACAAGTACAAGTCTGTTGCGGAGCAAGCTAAGGCTTATAACGAGCTGGAAAAGAAGTTTGGCAGTTTTACTGGCGCGCCAAAAGACGGGTATGCAGGGCCAGAAGGAATTGAAACTGACGATGCTTTGTTGCAAGAGTTGACTGAATTTGCTTCTAAAACCAATATGAGTCAAGAGGCGTTTGGCGAAGCATGGGAGCTGTTGAGTGCTCAAAATGGAGCCGCAGAAGAAGTAAGTCGCGAAAATGAAATTGCAAAGCTTGGTCACAATGCAGGCGAGCGCATTAAAAACGTAGAAGGCTTTTTGAAAAACAGCTTAGACGCAGAAGATTACGAAAATGTAATGGGTCTGGTTACTGATGCAAGGTCTATTGAGCTTGTTGAAGCGCTGGTTAAAGCTACTTCTCCTGTCAAGCTGCCCATTGACGGCGGTGAAAGTCCTACTGGCATGACTTGGTCTGACATTGAAGCGGAAATGTTTAAGAAAGGTAGTGACGGGCAGTTGCTCAGAAGCATTGATTTAAATCATGAACGTAAAATACAGAAGATGATGCAAGATTTTGGCGGCAGTAAAGCTCACGTTCGCACATTCGGATAGATAAAAAAAGCCCTGAATAAACAGGGCTAAAAGGATCAAACATCAAGTGGTGCTGGGTAACAGTGATCACCCGAGTATAGCCATGTAATGAGGGAAGTTAATACATGTACATGGATGTACGGTTAATATTATACACGCTTGGCGCACTTGATCAACTATTGATTTTTGCAGTAGAAACAGTGTATAATCGGCAGACTGGACACCCCTTCTTAACAAGGCCCAGTAAATTTAGGTTGAATGCTGACCAAGTTTACTCGGGTACTCAGCTAAAACCTTGAAAAACTTTTTTAATATTACTCTTTTTCGAGGAAATTCTTATGAGTAACGTACTATCATCCGTGGCGGTCACGGAATTTGACTCTATGGTCAAACACGCCTATCAAGGCACTGGCTTGCTAAAGCAGGCTGTAACTCTTCGTAACAACGTAGTTGGTGACACTTACAAGTTCCGTAAAATGGGCAAGGGCTTGGCTAACCAAAAGGCCAGTTCTGCTGAAGTAGTTGCTATGAACGTAGGTCACGAGTTCAAGACTGCGACTCTTGCCAACTGGAACGCTCCTGAATTCACTGACATCTTTGACCAGCAGACAGTAAACTTTGACGAGAAGCAAGAGCTTGCAAGCACTATCGCAAATGCCCTTGGTCGCCGATGTGATCAGCTGGTAATTGACGCTATGGACAATGCTGGCGCTTATGCTGCTACTGTTGCCACCAGTGTTGGCGGCGCTGCTTCTAACTTGAACATGGCTAAAATCATCAAGGCTCAGGTAGCTCTGCGTCAGAAAGGCGTGCCTAACTCTGACCTGTTTGCTGCTGTAAACGCATTGGGTCTTGGCGGTATGTTGAATGACGAAAAAATCACTAGCATTGATTATCAAGCCGTTAAAGCTTTGGTCAATGGTGATGTTGATACTTTGGCTGGTTTTAAGTTTGTTGTTCTTGAAGATCGTGCAGAAGGTGGTTTGACTGTTGCTACTAACGTAGTGGATTCTTACTTCTTCGCCCGTCCTTCTGTTGGCCTTGCCATCGGTATTGATATGAAGACCGACATTGATTATGTTCCTGAGCGCACTTCTTGGTTGTGTAACGGCATGTTGAAAGCTGGCGCGGTTGCCCGTGACACTGACGGCATCGTTAAGGTTCAGTACACTCAGACTGCTTAATGTTGTAATGTTGTAAACTGAATGGGGGTTTCGGCCCCCTTTCTTTTAATCTCAAAAGGTTTTTTATGGCTACTAAGCTCCAGTTAATTTCTAACGCTTTAATTTTAATTGGCGACTTGCCTATAACATCTTTGGTCGGTAATTCTCGCGCCCAGACTGTTGCCAATAATTTATATGACAACATTGTCCAAAACGAATTAACTAAATACAGATGGGGTTTTGCTCGCCGTAAAGCGCAGTTAAGCCTAACAACTGAAGTACCAGTTGGAACAGAGTACAGTTCAGTTTATCAATTGCCAGCGGACATGCTGGTTCTCATCAAGTTAAACCCTGGAATCAATTACCAAATCCTTGACGGCAAAATTTATTGCAACTATACCGGCGCTTTGTATTGCGACTACATTGCTAATGTAGATGAGCAACACTGGCCCGTTTACTTTGCTAAGATGATTGAGTACGCACTGGGTATGGATTTTGCGCCATCTATTAGAGATAGTGCAGCTTCAATGGAGCTTCTGTCGAACCAGTATATGAATGCTTCGCGCATGGCTCGGTTTACTGACGCACAGCAACATCCTCAGACACCTATTCAAGACAGCCCATTTATAAACGTAAGACGCTAAAACTTTACCGCTGAAGGAACATTATGCCTAAGTCGCAATTTTTACAGAGTAGTTTTGCTAGTGGCGAACTATCTCCTTTAATCCTTGGACGTACTGACTTAGATCAGTATTACAAAGGCGGTCAAACTGCTGAGAACGTTGTTATTGTTCCTCAAGGTGGAATTAAGCGCAGACCTGGAACTAAATATGTTTCTACGCCAATACAAAATTTAAGCCGCAGACAAAATGTTCCTACAATGCCTACTGGTGGCCCTGCTGCAAATATCAATGACGGTAACCCTTTAACCTATGGCATATCAGGCGCGTCTTTAAACGCTAATTCTGTCTTAGCTGAGTACAATTTTGGAACTCCTGTTTCTTTTGAGTTTATTGATTTAAGAGCAATCTCTATTGTTCCTGGTCAACTAGGTCAAGAGGATACTAACACAGTGAGGCTAGAGGTTTCATCAAACGGAACAACATGGCTTCAATTTGGCCCTGCAAACAAGTTAAACATAAGTACAGAGTTTGAGTCTAGCGGAAGGTTTACATATGAGTCTGGTGGTCAGTCATGGCAGTATTTCCGCTTAATAATTGAAAACGCTCTTGTTTTCGGGCAGACCGCTAAGATTGGAGAATTTAATGTTAAATTTCAAAATGGACTTGTTTCTCCAATTAAAACTTTTGATTTTAGTATTGGTTCTGATGAGCATTACTTAGGTGTTTTAACTTCTGGTAATATTAGGTTTTATCGCGCACCTCACTCAGGAAGTTCAGATACGGCTTATGTTGGAGATGTTATTGCTCCTTATGACCCAGATGATGTTGCTGATGTTCGTGATGTGCAGACAGAAAATGTCATGATAACCTTCAGCAAAAATCACGCTCCTGATAGAATTATATTTAATGGAGTTATCCCTGATGGGAATCAAAATAGATTTCCTGCATTTACTTCTGGCCCAGTTCCGTTTAGTAATGTGCCTCAGTATGACTACAATGATTCAGATAGCCCTACACCTGTCTCAGCAGTACAAACTATTTTGTTTGCTAACTCCTTTGTATCAGGCGACCGATACCAAGTAGATGTTCAAGGAGTGTTAAGTAAAAACATTTCTTTTGGAGGCGATGCTGAGTCAACTGCTTTTAATTTACAAAAAAACCTACAAGAAATGCCAATCTTTGGCGACACTGGAGTTACGGTCACTGGCAGTAGTTTGTATGGCCCTTATACAATTACAGTTAGTAATGAATCTGCTCAACCTTTAAAGTTATTTTCGGGTTTCCAAACATCTGGCTCTAGCGGAAATCAC